TGCCTCTGCTGCTGCCGCTGCGCAGCAAACCGCTGCCATCGCTGCATCGGCAGCGCAGACCGAAGCGCCAGCCGATGCGCAGGTGACCTCCGAGATCAGCAAAAAGCCGAAGCCTGACAAGACGCTGCGCATTGGCAGCAATGCCATGCCGGTCACCCCTGGCACTGGCCTCAACGTAGGGGTGTAGCCATGAAAATTGTTTACGGCAACAACGCGCAGGCCAATGCGCAGGCCAATGCGCAAAAGCAGGCAAAGAAAGAGGCGAAGGCAGCCAAAAAGAAATACAACGCTTGGCAGCAGGCAGTGTCGAACCTGCCTGATCCCGACTTTCGGGGTGAGCTGCTGTCGATGTCACAGTTCTACGACCAGTTTTACTACCCTCAATCGGAGTTTGGCTACAGAAGTTTCGACACAACGGTAAAGGGAGGAATGGCTGCTGCTCATCCATTTACCAAGCAGCAAGTATTTGAGTACAACGCCGGCCAGCTCAACGAGCGAGATCTCAGAAAGATCTATGGCTCCGGCGGCTCGAAGGACGTGGTTGCACATGCTCAGGACTTCGCTGCGGCCTACGGCGATTACCAAGCGCTGCACAGCCAGACCCAGCAAGTTGTTGCGCTTGAGGACCGGATGCAGCAGCAGCAGGCCTTGCAAACGCAGGAGGTCCAACAGCTGCAAGAGCAACAGGCTCAGCGGGTAGATGCGATCCGCTCGGCTGGGGCCACCGTTGCCAACAGCCTGCGGATCCTGGCGGCCAAGCCCACATCCTCTGCGCCCACTGCCCAGCAGACCAAGCAGAACAAGGCCACTGCGGCCAAGACCACTAGCCCCTCAGCAAGCCTGCGGATCGGTGCATCCGGCCGCAGCACTGGGGTCGGCATGAACCTCGGAGGCTGACATGAGCTGCGCCAAGCGTTATCGCGCCCTGGAGGGCGACCGCAACTACTACCTCGAGCGGGCCCGTAGCGCGGCACGACTGACCCTGCCGTACCTGATCCCGCTGCATGACGAGTACACCTCAAGCCAGACCGACAGCTTCCCGCTGCCGTGGAACGGCATTGGCGCCCGTGGTGTTCACAACATCACCAGCCGTTTGAGTCTTGCGCTGCTGCCCCCGACAGAAACGTTCTTCCGCTTCACGATCGATGAGATCGAAATGGCGAAGAACGAGCAGCAGCTGCAGGCCGCAGGCGCCAACCCAGAGGAGCTCGGCAAACAGAAGAGTGAGTTCGACCTGGCCCTGGCCCGACTTGAGCGGGCCGTGCTGCGCAGCATTGAGGCAAGCAACGATCGCGTGGCGGTTCACGAGATGCTTCTGCACCTCGTCGTCAGCGGCAATGCCCTGATGTACGTCGGCGAAAAGGGTCTGCGGTGCTATCACCTCAACCGCTATGTGCTGAAGCGGGACCCGATGGGCAACCCGCTGGAAGCGATCGTCTGCGAGGAGCTCTCCAGAGAAAGCCTGCCTGCAAAGGTCAAGGCACTGCTCGACGAAGAGGAGAACAATCCGGTCGGCATCGTTGAGGACGAAGACGACTCGACCCCTGAGTACGAGCGGGTGGTGAAGCTCTACACCCACGTCGAGTGGGAAGGGGAGCAGGTCACCTGGTATCAGGAGGTGAAGGACAAGGAGATCCCTGGCACCCGGGGCACCGCGCCGATCAATGAGTCGGCCTGGCTGGCGTTGCGGATGTATCGCATTGACGGGCATGACTACTCGCCTGGCTACGTCGAGGCGGCCTGCATGGCTGACCTGCAAACAGCGGAGGCGCTGAGCCAGGCCATCGCTGAAGGCTCCCTGGTCTCGGCCCAGGTCAAGCACCTGGTCAAACCCAGCGGTGTCGCCAACCCGAAGAAGCTGGCTGAAGCCGCCAACGGCGCCTACCTCCCGGGCAACCCAGATGACGTGACCACCATCACGGTGGGCAAGGCGCAGGACCTGAGCGTTGCGATGCAGGGCCTGTCACGCATTGAGGCCCGTCTGGCACAGGCTTTCATGCTGGCCGACATGCGCGACGCGGAGAGGGTGACCGCGGAAGAGGTCCGCCTGCAGGCACTTCAGACGGAGCAATCCCTCGGGAACATCTACGCCATCCTCACCACTGAGTTCCAGCAGCCCTATGTGGCGCGGAAGCTGGCGCTGCTGGTGCGCAAGGGCAAGCTGCCCAAGCTGCCGGGTGATCTGGTGAAGCCGGTGGTGAGCGTGGGCTTGTCGGCTGTGGGGCGCGGCAATGACCTCGAGAAGACCGCACGCTTTATGCAGATCCTGCAACAGGCGCTGGGCCCTGAAGGGATCACCACCTATGTGATGCCGTCTGAGCTGATCCGCAGGCTCGCAGCCTCGATGGGCATGGACATCATCGGACTGGTCAAAACGGAAGAGCAGCTCGCTGCCGAGCAGCAAGCGCAGCAGCAGATGGCCATGGCCCAGCAGGCGATGGCGGCCGGCATGGCGGACCCGCAAAAGCTGGCAAACGCTGCTGCCACCACCCAGGAGATGGCGGCCCCAACTCCTGACTCACTCCCGACTGAGCAACCCGCATGACCACAACAACCCAAGACCTGCAGGCCATGGTTGGCCCTGGCCAGCAGGACGTGTTTGATCAATTCCTCGAGGAGATCGAACAGCAGCAGGCTGAGATCAATGCCGCTGAACAGTCCCAAGAGGAGGACGAGCCCGAGCAAAAGCTGCTGGCGGGCAAGTTCAAGAACGCCGAGGAGCTGGAGAAGGCTTACCTCGAAGCGCAGAAGCTGATCAGCAGCCGCGGCCAGAAAGCTTCTGAGCCGGAGCCAGAAACGCCAGCGCCTCTGAGCCGAGAGCAGGCGGTTGATCACTACGGCGAGTTCATCGTCAATGCTGCTGACGAGGAGGGCATTGACCTTGGTGCGTGGGATGCCGCCGTCCGCCAGGGGCAGGACACCAAGGAACTGCGCGACAAGCTCTCGGCCAAGACCGGCATTCCGGTGCAGTTGATCGAGCAATACGAGCAGTCCTACCGCCCTCAAAGCGAACCGGCACCGGAGCCCAGCGAGAACGGCGCGCTGTCAGACACAGACGTTGCCGAGCTCAAGGCTCTGGTTGGCGGAGACGATCAATTCCAGAAGCTGAGCCAGTGGGCGGCTGCCAACCTCAGCGCCGATGAGCTGAGCGATTACAACGCAGCGGTGGACAGCGGCAACAAGCCTGCGGTGCGCCTTGCCTTGCGCGCCATGCAAGCCCGGGCTGCAACGGCCGGCGATGGCGGCGAGCCCGAGCTGATTGGCGGTGGCAAGCCTGCAGCAGCAGAGACGTTTGAGAGCCAGCAGCAGGCGATTGAGGCGATGCGAAAGACCAACAGCAAAGGGCAACGGCTGTACAACGTCGACCCCAAATACAAGGCCTGGTACGAGAAGACTCTTGCGCGCTCGACATTTGCGTAACAATGGGCACATGAGTTGATCTGCACTGGTGGAGCAGATTGGGCCTCCTGAGGGAGATACCCCAAACCTGTGAAGCAATAGGCAGAGGCTCGCAACCCAATTCGGCCAATGGCCAACGCATCTCTCGACCGTCTCGGTCAAATCCAGGGCGCAGGTGATACCAGTGCTCTGTTCTTAAAGCTCGGAATGACCGAGCTGCTTGACGCCTTCGATCGCGCTTGCGTGTTCAAAGGCAAGATCAAGGAGCGCAACATCAAAGGTGGCAAAAGTGCAGCCTTCCAGGCCCGCGGCAAGGCTGACGCGGCATACCATGTTCCGGGCCAGCCAATCCTCGGGGCCACCAACTCTCCTGGTGACCGCAACGAGCGGATCATCAACCTCGACGGTCTGCTGATTGCCGATCAGGTGATCTATGACCTCGATGAGCTGATGAACTATGTGGACGTTCGCCAGGACGTGACACATCAGCTGGGCCAGGCTCTCGCCCGGGAATGGGATAAGCGTGCAGCTCGTGTGCTGTATGCCGCTGCCAAGACCACCACGGAGCCTCTCGCCAAGGCCGGCAACGCTGGCCGCATTGGCCAGAGCCAGACCCTCTCGGCTGGCTATGCCGCTGCTTCGGCTAACGCCAAGGGTGACGAACTGATCGCCAAGATCAGCGCCCTGAAGGTGGCGATGCAGAAGAAGGATGTGCCCACTGAGGATCTCCTCTGTGTGGTTGGTCCCGACGAGTACGACTTCCTGCTGGACTCCACCCGCGCTATCAACGCGGACTTCAATGGCGCCAGCGGTGAGAACGGCTCCTTCGCGCAAGGCCGCGTGCTGCGCGTGAAGGGCATTCCCGTGATCATGTCGAACCACGTCACCCAGGCTGCCTACACCAACGGCACCTACGACAAGAACACTGCTTATCAGCAGGATCTGTCGAAGAACAAGGCCATCGTGTTCCACCGCGATGCCATCGGTGTGCTGACCCTGCGCAGCCCCGGCCTGCAAGTCACCTCTCAGGGCGGCGACTTCAACATCATGTACCAGGCCAGCCTGATGGTCGCCCGCATGGCGATCGGCATGGGTGTTCTGCGTGCTGAATGTGCCGGTGTGATCGAGCTCCCGTAGCCTTCATAGGGAGGATGACCGAGCCCCCTGTCTGCTTCAGCAGGGGGCTTTTTTGTGCCCGCCGATAGCATGAGGGCACCACCCATGCAGAGTTCTGATGGGCCTCGCTAATCAGGCCTTGACCCCGGGCCGAACAACGTTGCTCGAGGCGGTCAACATCTGCCTGCAGAACATCGGCGAGCAGCCGGTTAACAGCCTTGAGAACCAGCAGGTGGTCGAGGCCGCCATGGCTGAGCGGACGATCCTCGAGTTCCACAAGGAGGGTCAGACCCGCGGTTGGAGCTGGAACAGCGAACAGGGGTACGAGTTCTCCAAGAACGTCACGACCAACCAGATCGTTGTCCCCTCGAATGTGGTGAGCTGGGCGGCTGATGCCTACCAGTGGGCAGGACGCTTTCAGCTGAGAGGGCAGAAGGTCTACGACAAGGAGAAGCGCACCTACACCTTGGGCGCAGACATCGCCTCACTGGAGGCCGACGTGGTGTGGCTGCTGCCGTGGGATGAGTGCCCGGAGGCCTTTAACCGCTGGGTGACGATCCGCTCGGCGCGGGTCTTCAGCGATCGGGTGCTGAGCTCCGACGCGATCTTCAAGTACACCGCCATGGACGAGCAGCAGGCGCTGATCGAGCTGCAGCGGGTGGAGCTTGAGCAGGCTCAGGCCAACAGCTTGACGGGCGGCCCTGGGCTGAGGCCGTTCCCCACCTACTCGCCAGGGCTTGGCCTGCTGGGCCGTAACCGGGGGTATCTGCGTGGCTAATCTCGTCAGCTACACCATCCCCAACCTGATCCAGGGGATCTCGCAGCAGCCTGATGCGCAGCGGGATCCATCGCAGGGCGAGGTCCAGATCAACGGCGTGAGCTCCCTGGCCGAGGGGCTGCGCAAACGCGAGGGGACGCAGGCAATCGCCAAGGTGAGCAACGCCAGTTTTGGCGATGTCTACTTCCATCAGATCCTGCGCGACGCGGACGAGAAGTACCTGGTGGTGATCGGCTCAAGCACCGTGAAGGTGTTTGACCTGGACGGCAACGAGAAGACGGTTTCGGCGCCCAGCGGCTTCAGCTACCTGTCCACCGTCACCAGCGCCAAGAGCGACATTCGGGCCGCAACGATCGCTGACTACACCTTCATCAGCAACACCAAGAAGGTGCCAGCGATGGACCCGGCCACGGCGCCGGAGACCGCCAGGCCATCCACGCATGAGGCCTTGGTGTGGGTGAAGGCTGCCAACTACGGCCAGACCTACAAGGTGAACGTGAACGGGACGCTGGCGACGGTGCAGACCGCCGTGGCACCGGTGATCGTCAGCGGCACAACCACAACCGAGAACCGGATTAGTACCGAGGACATCGCCAACAGCCTGCAGACGGCATTGGCCGGCGTCACTGGCGTGACGATTGTGCGGAAGGGGTCGGTGCTGCACCTCAAGAGCAGCAGCGCCATCACGGTGTCGGCGACTGATGCACGCGCCAACGCCGACATCACGGCAATCACCAGTTCGGTGCAGGCGTTCACCGAACTGCCGACGATCGCGCCAGAGGGCTACCAGGTCGAGGTGGTGGGTGACCCGGGCAACAAGTTCGACGGGTTCTATGTGCAGTTTGTGCCGCGCACAGGCGCTGGGACCTTTGGTGAGGGCAGCTGGCAAGAGACGGTGAGCCCGGGCGTCGAGTACAAGATCGACCCGGCGACGATGCCGCACCTGTTGGTGCGCCTCCCAAGTGGGACGTTTTACTTCGGACCAGCCAACGGCAGCACGCAAGGTGGGATCAAGATCCCGAGCTGGGGGCGCCGTGGGGCAGGTGACTACGACACAGCACCTGACCCGAGCTTCATCGGCAACGCGATCCAGGACGTGTTCATCTACAAGAACCGCCTTGGGTTCTTGGCGGACGAGAACATCATCCTGAGTCGCTCGAGGGACTTCTTCGAGTTCTTCCCTGAGACCGTGACAACGGTGCTCGACACCGACCCGATCGACTTGAGCGCCAGCAACAGCCGGGTGTCGGTGCTGCGTTATGCGGTCCCGTACCAGGATGAGCTGATCATCTTCTCGGATCAGATTCAGTTCCGCTTCAACGCGGCGGAGACGATCCTCACGCCGGCCAGTGCTGTGATCACAGTGCTGACCCAATACGAGATTGATCCCGACTGCCGGCCACTGCCGGTGCAGGGCGCGATCATCTTCTGCCAGGCCAATGGCCAGTGGAGTCAGTTCCGGGAGTTCAGCGTCCGCGGAGCCGGCACGGCCTTGGTTGCCGATGCCTCCGATCTAACGGGGTACGTGAGCAGCTACATCCCCTCAGGGGTGTTCAAGATCACGGCCAACGACACCGGCAACGGCTGGTTTGCCTTGTCCAGCAAGGCCGGCTACCTCGATCGGATCTATGCCTACAAATACTTCTATCGGAACAGCGGCAGCGGAGCGGAACGCGCACAGAGCAGCTGGAGCCACTGGCAGCTGAGCGGTGCAGACAAGATTCTGTCGATCCTCTGCGTAGAGGAGGTGATGTACCTGCTGGCTGAGTACGGCTCAGAGGTATGGCTGGAGAAGATCGCAGTAGCTGATCGCACCGCTGACGTAGCACCCAGCCCGTACCAGTTGCTGCTGGACCGGCGCGTCACGACCACCACAGCAACGCCTGCTGCGATCCGCGTTGCCGCCGGCACTTACAACGCCGCGGCCAATACCACCACCTGGACGCTGCCGTACACGATTAGAAGCGCGACGCAGGCCTGGTCTGACTTTGCTGCCACCACGAATGGTGGTGTGCTGCTGGCGGAGGCGTCGAGCGGCACCACGATCACGGCTCGCGGCGACTGGTCAACGGCTCCGATCGTGTTTGGGGAAAAGTTCGAGTTCCTCTACCGCTTCACCCGTTTCAAGCTTTACAAGGAGGTGGGCGGCGGGAAGGCTGCGGCGAACGTTGAGCGCACGCAGGTCCGTCACGCCAAGCTCCGGTATCACGACACCCATTACTTCGAGGCATGGGTAACGGCCGAGCGTCGCGAGCCGGCGGTCTACACCTTTGACGGGACGGTGCTGGCGGCCCGTGCATCGCAAGTTGGCAACGCGCTGAACAGCAACCCCGACCTGGCGACCAGCCGGTATTTCGAGGGTGTCTTTCAGATCCCGATCGCCAGCCGCGGCGAGAACTGCATTGTCGAGCTGAGGAACAGCACCGCAAATCCTTGCAAGTTCAGCACGTGTGAATGGGTTGGGCTTCTGACCAGTCAAGCCAGGAGCCTGCAATGAAATGGACTGATCCCACACCTGCACGAGTGCAGCGCATTGCGAAGATGCTTCGAGCGCAGGATCGGCTTGAGGTGCTCTATAGCCATGGCTTGTCTGGGGAGGAAGCGGTTTATCGCAGCTGGCACCAGGCTCAGATCTGTCGTTGCATAGATGGAGATGACGGGAGAGCAGTGGGTATCTGCGGTGTGACCGGATCGAAGATCTGGCTGCTTGGCACCGAAGAGCTGCTTGCCACCGCCAGCCACCGCCAACAGTTCTTGCGCGGCGGGCGTCAGTGGATTGATGAATTGATGGGAAGCCATCAATGGCTGGAGAACTGGGCGCTGTGGTCCAACCAGAAATCGCTGCGGTGGCTTGAGCACCTGGGGTTCACGGTTGATACCCCGGCGCCGATGGGTCGCAGTGCCCAGCTGTTTGCTCACTTCTGGAGGGAGGGCTGATGGATCCTTTCTCGATTGCGTTTGGGGTTGCCAATGCTGGCCTGGGGATCCTCGGCGCCAGCGCCACTGCCAAGGCCCAGCAGCAGGCGTATCTGGACCAGACGGCATTTCAGGATGCCAACAACAAGTTCGCGCAATGGCAGGCCGGCTTTAACGCACGGCTGACTGATGCCAATGCCCAATACAAATACTGGGCCGAGACTGTCAATTACAACCAGCAGTTGGCTTATACCAACTCGCTGCGAAACTTCGAGCTGATCAAGAGCATCCGCCAGGCTGAGGTGGTGGGGCAGACCCGGACGGCGGCCGGCGCGGCCTACGTGCAGGACAGCGACGCCATCAGCCAGGCCTACCAGGAGGCCTCGATGCAGGAGGCCGTGGCGATGCAGCAGTACCGCTGGCGGGCGCTGCAGGCCCGGGCCTCGGTGCAGGCCATGAACCAGGAGGGCCGGTCAGTGGATCGGATCGTCAACGACTACGCCCGCCAGCAGGGCGATTACGAGACGCTGCAGCAGATCAACCAGGGCATCCGCACCCGGCAGTACAGCCGCGAGCAGGCAGGCCAGGTGGCGCAGTACCTGAACCGCTGGAACAGCCAGCAGTTCTACGAAGAGCAGCCCTACATCGACCCGATTGCACCGTTCGCGCCGCTGCCAACGCTGCTCATGCCACCGCCGCCATCCATGACCGGCGCAGCCCCGAGCGGTGCGGCCAGCGCCCTGAACATCGGCACGGCCCTGCTGAGCGGGGTGCAGTCGGGCATGGCGATGCAAGGCCAGCTGAACGCACTGAAGACCCCCTCCAGCGCCACAGGGTCGGGCACCACCCGCCTGGCCTTCAGCGGCATCAACCTCATGGGCTGATCAATGGCAGACAGAAACCTTCCCCTTGGTCAGATCACGCCGGTGGCGCGGCCGATCGGTGCGTTTGTGCAGGCGGCCCAGTCGCAGCCGGCGGCCCCTGCCCGGCCATCGCAGATCGACAACCCACTGGGCATCAGCACGATCCAGACGCAGAGCGCTGGAAACGTCGCTGGCTACAACCAGTTCGAGCAGCTGGCCACGGCTCTGGCGCCGTTCAGCAAGTCGCTGATGACCATGGCCGGCGAGGGCTATGTGGGCCTGCGTAAAGGCCAGATCGAGGAGGGCTACTACGCCGAGCTGAAGAACCAGCGGGCCAAGGGAATGATGTCCCTGCAGGTGCAGGCCGAGGCCGGTGCCGCCGATGCCGCCAGCCAGATCGGGCAGCTGCAGAAGGTGGACCCGGTGGCGGCGCAGCTGCTGAACGAGTCGAACCCGTGGAAGCTGATCGGCCGGCGGCGGGCCCTGGCCCAGCTGGCTGGTGCCGAGATCGAGAACACCCTCGAGGACGACCTGACGGCCAATGCTGGGCTGCTCAGCACGCTCAAGCCGGAGAGCCCCGAGCTCACCAAGCGCCAGGTGCAGCTCACCTCCCAGGTGTTGGGCCGCTTCCAGCTCAGCGGCGACGAGCCGGAGGTGCAGTTCTATGTGACCCCCAAGCTCAATCAGGCCTGGGACGCCTACCGGGAGAAGCAGCGGAAGTTCTACGACGACGCGGTGGAGGAATCCACGCGCAACACCACGGTGGCCGCCACAGCGGCAACGGTGGAGGAGATGCTCACCAAGGGCATCACCATCAATGGCGTCACTTATCAGAAGGGTTCGCCGGAGTGGATTCAGTACGGCGGTGCTGCGCTGACCTATGGCCTCGACCAGCAGCTGAGGCTGCTGCCGCCTGATGCCCGCAAGCGGACGGTGCAGTTCCTGCGCGAGCAGATCATCGGCACCTTTGGCGGCGACCCACTGGCGGGCTCGCTGTTGCAGAACGTCCGCGCTGGCGACCCCTCGATGCCGTTTGAGAAGCGGCCCACCTGGGGGGCAATGGCCCCACTGGAAACGCTGGAGCTGCAGGTGCGCGGCCAGGAGGCGGCACAGAAGACCTACGACCTGCGGCAGAAGGGTGTTGAGCAGCAGCTCGATCGCCTTTGGTACGACGGGCCAGGGAAGCTGGACCCTGCCGACCCGGCCTATCCGTCTGCGCTGCTGGAGTTCCGCAACCAGTCGCTGGGCATGGGCTACCTCACCCCCGAGGAGTACATCTCGCGGCGGGCCAAGGACCAGAGCGCCTTCACCCAAGTGGTGCGCCCACCCGATCCATTCGTGGTGGACGACTTCATCGTGCAGCTCGAGCAGGTGGCGCCCGGCGCCTGGACCGACGACCCCAACTCCTACAAGAACGCGCTGCAGCAGGCCCGGCAGATCGCCAGCCTGAACCCCACCCCCGAGGG